GGATTTTTAAATCCACTAAAAGTGATACTTTTTTTATAATTCATAAAGTCTTTTGGAACACTAAGAAGTTTATTCTGAAGATGTTCTGGTATGATGGTATCATATATCTTATCACCCCAATCACTTACATCAACAGGATTATTCTTTGCATAAGATTGTATTCTTTTGGTGAATACACGCTCAGCATTATTATTAATATCGTGACATAGACTGTCACTTAGTCTAACTGTAGCCATAATTTTACTCCTTTGGTTATAGTTAATTTTTGTCATGCATTCTGACTATCTCGCCAAAAGGCACTTTCATGTTGTCATCACTTGTGGTAGATATCCACAGTACAGGGTACTCAGGCTCTTTACCAAAGTCATTACAATACAAGTCAGTAAGAAACACACAAGCCAATGGCTGTATATCTTTCTTATCTAGGTATTCAAATACAGGGCTGAATGCTGTACCACCCCCACCATGAGGCTTAATTACAACATCATCTCCTTTATTGAATTCATCATAGTGAGATACTTCACTATCGAAGTACACCACATGTAAACGACTTGGTAGTAAGTCTTGCCATATGGTATTTATCTCACTGTTAAATTGGTTTATCTCATCTTGACCAACAGAGCCAGAACAATCAACAGCCACAGCTATCTCGCCTAGTCCCATGCCTGTAACACTAGGCATATACATTCCTTGGGTAATAAATCTTCTGTTAGGTCTAGCATAAGTTCTATCATCAACACGAAGTTTTTGCATAAACTTAAGTAGTACTTCTTTCCAATCTACTTTAGGTCTAAGTACTTCATTCACTAGTCTTTCAATACCAGAGGTCATCTTACCCATAATCTTAGTAGCATTGGCTGATTGAGCCACTTTAACTTTCCATTGGGCTGATAGTCTATCCAAGTCAGATTGTGTCTTAACTTGTTTATCACTGTTGTTACCAATACAATCATCTAATGGCTGTCCCTCGCCACCCATACCTTGCTCATCTTTCGGTGTATCAGGTAGTAGATTGTAGATACCATCAGTATTTCCTTTACCTTGTTCGTAGATATTCCTATCAAGTAAGCCACCATCTGGCATTTTACCAATCCCATCTTCATTAAGCATATGATTGATTACATAGTCACCAGCTTGATTCCACTTGTAGCTATCTCTAGTCTCTAGTCTGAAACAATGTCCTAGCATAGGGTGACATACCTCATGTGCTAGAAGAAACACTAGCTCCTCATCAGTTAGACTATCCACATAATCAGGGTTTAGTACAATTACCTCACCATTTGTACCAGCTGTTGGTATACTTGTGTCCCATATTATATCCATACCGAACAGTAGATTACCAACAAAGGGGTAGCGAAGTATCAACTGAGTCTTAGCTCTCTTTACTCTTTCATCTCTAGTCATTCATGTATTCCTCCATCTGTTTTAAAATCTCTCTAGACTCTATGGCTTTCTGTCTCCTCAAGTCTAAGTCTAGCCTTAGAGATTCTGGGTTATTGTTTGCCAACTTTGTGTCAACTTGTTGTCGTATGTTCTCCAAGTTAACATCATTGGTGATATTCATACGCTTTAGAACATCACATAGCTCTTTCAAGTTATCAATCATAGTATCCCTAAAGATATTCTTATTGTCTGACAGCTTATCAGCTATGTGTTTAACCTTATCGTATAGTCTTTGCCATGCCTCACGCATAGCATTTTCAATAGAACTTTCTACTTTCTCTCCAACTTGTTTGCGTATGTTTTCCAACTCGCTACTCTCAATGTCCACTCTAAAGTCATCAGAGGGTATAGGTAGCACAGTCATGTCCATACCAAATTTTAGTTTCAGTTCATACTCAGTAGGGTATTCATTAGAGTTATACAAACTACCTAAGTCCCTTTGTGCATTCAACTGCAACTGTGGATATTGATTTATAAAAGTATCTACTAATCTAAACCATTCAACTTTCATCTCATTAAACCTTTCCATGAATGGCATATAGTTTTCAGTAGGTAATATCATAGTACCATCACTCAACCAAGGTAGAGTGTTCTGGTAAAAGAACTGCCTAACCAATGTAGTATACTTGTGTACATTACTAAGATACTCATTGTTAGGTAGTAACGATTTATGGTAAGTACCAGCTGTTGTTATTGCGTTGTTAGTCATAGCAACTTGCTCACTAACCTTTTTATCACGCTTACTCATAGTAGGCTGTGATACATTTAGCTGAACTAACAATGCTCTCTCATCTAGTTTCATAATATTTTCCTCTCTAGTTTATCTACCAGCTTGTGTAAACTTGGCGTTCTTAACCATCAACTCTGCATAAGGCTTACCTACTGCAACAAATGGCTCGATACCATGCTTACTCTGTACCATTTTCAGTGCAAGTATTGAATACTCTGCTCTGTCATTATCAAACAATCTGTCTAGATACTTGATAAAGTTTTCAGCATACTCATTGGCAATAGTACCAATAGAGGCACACAAGGCACACATAACATCTGGTTTCTCTGGTATTAGTGCTGTACTAGGTGACTTAAGTATTTCTTCAGGTTTAGGTAGGTCTGCATAAGTCTGTAGAAAACCAACAAACTCAGCTCCAGCTCCCTCACCAACTGCCCCCATAATACATTCTTGCAATGTAATATCTACACTACCATCTTTCATGTAGTCATTACCCCACAACTCCATGATAGCTGACACACCCTCAACCCAAGACCTTGGTGTAGGACTTTGCTCTTTTTGTGGGTTAAACATGTGCAGTAAGTCTGGTCTAAATTGTACAAACCCTTGCACAAGAGGGTGAACACCATTTTCTGATGACCAATCTAGCCAATTAGATATGTTAGTATCTAGCTCAACTATAGTCATTCTATTACCTAAGTGTCTTAGCATTGATACAACACCAGACCTATCGGATTGTTTATTACCTGTCATAATAAACATAATGTCCTTTAGTTTTTTACCATGATGAATACCACTTTGTACCATGTTAGCTACAACCTTTTGTATATCGTGACTAGCCTGACCGAAGTCATCTAAACACACAATAACTTGTTGGTCATGCTTACTACCCTCAACAGGTATCCACTCAGGTAACACATACTTGATAGTGCCATCAGGCTGAGGCATAGGTATACCCATATCCTCTACCAACATAGTAGGCATATGTACTTCTACATATTCTACTCCTAGTTTCTTGGCTACATCTCTGACAATGGTAGTCTTACCACCACCTGGAGAGCCTTGTATATAGGTAGTTCGCTTAATAGCAAACAATCTCTCCAATGTAGTCATTAGTTCTTTAGCTTTCATATTTACTCCTATGATTACTAGTTATATCTATACGCCATGTATAGAATTCATTGAGGATAGACAAGCTTTATTCAACCTAGCTACTAACCTATCTATCCTATTAATACCCAACTTTCTCCCATACCTGTTAGAGTCATTGTTAATAGGAATCCCACATCTAGTTAAGGTATGTTCCCACCTAACAGTATTAATTCATTAAGGATAGTCTGTTCTGTTTAACAGTGAGCATTAAAGTGTCCGTGAATTACACTACCACTATCCCCTTACCTATCACTAGGTAATTCATTAAGGATAGATAGGCGTGGGACTTGCCCTACTTTGCCACTATCTATCCCATTAATAAGGCGAGGATTTGGAACGCACTTGATTTTAGTCCTCATTAAGCATATGTGTCTAGACAGTACCCACTATACACCTTATTAATTCATTGAGGATAGGTAAGCCGATACTATGCAAAACTTACCTATCCCATGTGACTAGTGTGTAGTCTTTAAACCACCTGAATGATGCACTAGCCACTACTTGTGCTGTCTTATTGCTACAAGTTAATTCATACTAAGTAATTTGTTCTATAGTTGCTTTAGGGTTATCTTCTACCTCTAACCTTATGTCTTCAGGTGGCACGCAATGGTCACACCATTTAGATTTATATAAACATAACTTTACTTGCTTATCATCTACTGTTAGTAGATATGTGTGCGTTAAACTATCGTTATCCATGCTTACCACCTTTATTATTAATCCCTTTTAAATCTTCTTTATTGCTCACTACTATGTAGTTAGACTTGTGTAAAGGTACTACTGTGTGCCTAACCTTACGAGCCTCTACCTCACCACAGTCAAGACAGGTATCATAACCTAGCTTAAACCTACCGATGGGTATATTAGTATCACATAATTTACATCTATTCATAACTTTACTCCTCTATAAAGTATATAGTATCACTCCTATGTATGCTATACACAGGGATATTACTAACCCACTAGTCCATACTATTACGAACGCTATCTCACCATGCTGAATGAGTCTAACTAAAGCGTAACTTAAACCTAATAAACATATAACTGCTAAGGTCATGTATATAATCATAATTAAATCAACCATAATGTTTCTCCTAGAGATTGCCCTAGTTCAGCACTAGGGCAACCCATATTGTTTGGTTAGTTGATTGCTATAGCTGGTCTATTTTCTTTCAAAGTAGCCAATTTATCAGCAATAGATTTGCGTCTAGTAGCTTGGCTATCAACACCACCTTTAGGCAATAAGCCAAAGTATACACCTCTTGCTCCAATGAGAACTTTAGGCTCAGTACCTATCTGCCCTTTAGGAGACCAGAACTGAAATGGAATACCATCTTCAGTAGACAGCTTACATAAATCCTCATGTAGCTTTACATCATCAGTACCCATAGCATATTTATGTGGCTCATCTTCGCTACAACCTTTTATATAGTAGCTTTTAGCTCCGTAATTACGGAACGCTTTACTACCCTCATTATGGTTCATAACATCAATAGTCACCCATATAGTTTTCTTATCCATCTTTATTACTCCTACCCAATCTGGGTAAATTATGGTTAAACAAGCCTAAAGGGGCTAACCCTTCGAGCTTGGGAAAACCTTGCCTGAGAAAATTTTTTCTGTCAATTCTTGCAGAGTAGTAACTTTACTATCTCGAAGTATCTGGTTTATGGGCAGTAGACTGCGACTAAAAGCGAGGTGGATACTATAAGTTAGATAGTAATACCTGTTATAAAACAATAAGATAGCTTTAACTATCTAGATTATATAGTGTTCTTAAAGTAATACGCTGTTACCCCAAACTATAAGTATCTTATAGAAATCTTTTAATGAAAGGGTATATGTATTTTTTATAGATAATCTAGATAGTTTAGATAGTAAAACCTTACATGAATGGCTGTAAGCCTTACGTTTCAACAAGTTTATAGGTGGGTGATGTAAGGTTTGACTATCTAAAACCCTAAAGATTGCGTAAAGTTTAACCTAGATAGTGTAGATAGTGTCACCTTTAAGCAAAACCTTACACTTTATCTTTAAGAATGTGCTTAGTGCGGGCTTAAAGGTGAGCTATAACCCCCCGAGCCATGGCCTATATATAATAATTAAATAAAAAATAAATAAAAAGAATGGATAGTTTATAGACATATCCAGGTCTGTTGGTTAATTGATTAGTTGTTTTTTGTATATCACTAATGGTTGTACTGCTTTTAACCATTCTCGATATTCTCCTAGATATATCCATGCTTCTTGTAAGTCATAGTTTACATCTTGATAATATATGTATAACATTTGCTTTTCTCCTGCCCCCTCCCTTTCGGGAGGAGGACTTGGTTGTTCTAGATGTCTTGTCTAGTTGAGCTTTGTGCTCTATTTGGGTCTTCTCTCTTAATCTGCACTCTACCTTTTATGGCTTTGTGGTAGCATAAGACAGCTTTTCCTTTTTGTTTCAAGGTTTCTATCCAGAAAGAGTAAGTATCTAATTGTGCTTTTCCTTCTTTTACAAGTTTCAAAGCTTTTTTCAACCCTATCTCGACATTACCTTTTTCGTTTGAATATACTTCCATTCCTGGTTGAAGGTCGGTATATATTCTCACTACTTTACCTAGTTTTTTAGAGTCGCCAATATTAATATTAACTTCTCCATTGTACAATTTAGACATAATGTCCTCCTTGTGTTGATTTTACTCAACGAGCTCATGTCGTTGAGCTTGTTTACACCTTGCCTGAAATATTTTTTTCTGTCAATTCTAAGCTGACATATGTGTATAGTAATAAGTATTATATAGCCATAACTTTATATATAGCATATATAGGTAGGGGGGGGCAGTCGGACTACGAAGTATAGCCACCCCCCCATATAGGTAAACCTCTTATAACAAGACCCAAAAATACAACGTGTAAAGTTTTGGACTTTTGGTTGACAAATCTTTGATTTTACTTAATGATTCGATTATGGACACGTTTCCACTAAAACATACAAAATGGTCTGACCGCCTAGCTTTTGACATTGCTTTAATGTTAGAAGGTAGTGGTGAGTCTATGGATGAAGTACGCACACGCCATAGTATTTCGGCAAGCGAGATTATTGATTTCAATAAAGATAAAGTATTTTTAAAAAAAGTAGAGTCTTACCGTAATGAAATAAAAGAAAAAGGTATGACCTTTAAGTTAAAAGCAAGAGCACAAGCGGAAGAACTTCTGATAACAAGCTGGGCTTTGATACATAGTCCAGAAACATCTTCAGCTGTTAAGGCGGATTTAATAAAGTCTACTGTTAAATGGGGTGGGCTAGAATCAAAAAACAATACCATGGAGGAAAGTAATGGCGGAGTTAAAATTACAATTAATCTCGGGGGGCAAGAGCACACCACAAAAGTCGTCCATAGTGAAGAAAGCACAAACCAACCTGAGTTTATCGAAGCTGACCAGTCCGTTTGATACTGTATACAAAGGAAAACTAGCGAAAAAAATGTATGCGTTAAGTGACTATAATAGATTTACAGCAGAATTAATGAAGTTATCATTGTCTTATACTACAAAAATAATAAGGCATAAGAAAAAACCTACAGAATATTATGTTATTCTGTTAGAAAATTGCGAGGCTTAAATGGACATAGACTATACACCGACCGAAATATGTAAAAATTTTATGGTATCTGATAGTAAGATGCGTGTACTAATGGGACCTGTAGGTTCTGGCAAGTCAGTTGCAAGTTGTTTTGAGGTAGTTAGACGAGCTTCTATGCAGAAACCAAATAAACAAGGAATAAGAAAATCCAGGGTAGCTATCGTTCGTGAGACTGCTAGACAGTTACAGGATACAACAATAAAAACATTTCACGATTGGTTTCCACCAGGCGTATGTGGAGAATATATGAGAACTACTAAAACTTATTTTCTAAAGGTAGGCGATGTAGAGTGCGAGATTATGTTCAGAGCATTAGATGATTCAGATGACGTAGCAAACTTAAACTCGCTAGAGTTAACATTTGCTTGGTTTAATGAGTGTCGGGATATTAATCCAGATATTGTAGACGCTATGTCAAAACGTATTGGTCGTTTCCCATCAGCTAAAGATGGGGGACCTTCTTGGTTCGGGATGTGGGGGGACACCAACCCACCCACAATGGATACGTGGTGGTATTATCAAATGGAACATCTTGACCCCTCGGATGGAGTTTCATTTAATGATAATGGGTGGGACGTATTCAAACAGCCATCAGGTAGAAGTCAAAATGCAGAAAATATAGAGAACTTACCTGAAGGTTATTACGACACACAAGGTAGGTCGGATGAATATATTCGTGTTTACATTGATGGGGAGTATGGATTAAGTACAGCAGGGCAACCTGTGTATAAGTATTTTAGACCTGACTACCATATGGCAGACCAAACTTTACAACCAGTTGTAAACGGTGTAAGGCCAATTATTGTTGGTATGGATTTAGGATTGACACCCGCAGCCGTTATAGGACAACAAGACCCACGGGGTAGAGTTCTTATACTAGACGAAGCTGTAAGTTTTGATATGGGCATACAACGATTTATTAGAACAGTTTTAAAACCATTGTTAACTGAACGTTTTTCAGCAGCTCCTATATTAATTATATCTGACCCTGCAGGTATACAGAGGGCACAAACAGATGAGCGTTCTGCTGTAGACATAATAAAAGCTGAAGGTTTTAGAGTTATGCCAGCAAGAACAAATAATGTATCGGCTAGGCTTTCAGCGGTAGATGATTTTCTTATGCGTCAAGTAGATGGCGACTCCGCATTCTTAGTAGACCCTAGATGTACAAGATTAAAAGCTGCAATGATGGGGGGATATAGGTTTCATAAGAAGAACGGAACTATAGAAAAGAATAAACATTCGCATGTAGCAGAGGGTTTACAGTATCTAATGTTACATATAAACAATACATCAGATGGATTTGTTAATAAAAAAAGAGATATAAAACCTGTTGCGGCAGGCGGATGGACTTGATATGCTGAACATAGATATTCATATTTGCTACCATAATTATGATTTCCCCGTTCATAATTATACTTTCTCATCTATACCCTGCTTATATTTACTCCTAAGCAGGGTCCTCTTTCTATTGGACAATGATGTAATAAAGTATATACTCAAAATAAATCGGAGGTAAATTATGCCAGGATATAAAAATTATACTATTAAAAAATACAGAGGCGGTGGTCTTGTAGAAACTAAAAAATATGAAGACGGTAAAACTGTAGTCGTAGATGAAGAGAAAGAAAGATTAGAAGCTATGCAAAATTTTTTAGATGAAGATACTTCTAAAGAAGAGGTAACTGTAATAATAAAAGATTCTAAAAAGAACCCGAATAAATATATAGACATGATGGGCGTACCCATTAAAAAACCAGAGCCTAAATAAATTATGGTATTACAAGTAATAGGTAACGAAGAGCTCGTTAAAAAAGAGAAAGAGCAAATTGATAAAGCTTTAGAAGAAAGGCAGAATGAGCCTTTGATTTTAGGTTTAGCTGCACACCTTCGTGAATGTTGGGATGCAGCAAAACGTGCTAAAAAGCCTATCGAAAATATTATGCTTAAAGGACTTCGCCAAAGGAATGGTGAGTATGAGGCTGACAAGAAAGCCCAGATACAAGCACAAGGTGGCTCTGATATATACATGATGATTACGGAAGTTAAGTGTAGAGCTGCCGAAAGTTGGCTCCGTGATATATTATTAGAGACAGGCACTCCCCCATGGGATTTACAGTCTACACCAATACCTGAGTTAGAACCCGAGCATTCACAAGAATTACAAAATAGTTTTGCGTCTGAAGTTGTAAAAATAGTAGAGCTTGAAGGACAAGCACCAGACCCAGCAAAAATGGAAGAGCTTAGAGAAATGGTAGCTCAACAATATAGATTTAAATTATTACAGGCTGCCGATAATAGGGCTCGTAAGATGAAAATAAAAATACAAGACCAATTTGCACAAGGCGGTTGGGGTGAGTCATTTAACGATTTTATTACAGACTTAGTAACTTATCCATGTGCTTTTATTAAAGGACCTATTGTTCGTAGGCAAAGGAAGTTAAGTTACACTAAAGACGAAATGGGTAACACCACAGTAGAAGCTGATGAAATTATTGCACCAGAGTTTGAGCGTGTTGACCCGTTTAGAGTATACCCAGAACCTGGAATTACTAATATTAATGACGGATATATATTTGAACATCACCCACTTAGCCGTACAGAATTAGCAGATTTAATTGGTGTTCCAGGATATGATGACGATGCTATTAGAAAAGTATTAGAGTATGGTAATGGCAGTTCTTGGATATCAGAAGATGTAGAGTTAGCTAAAGATGAAGAAGAAAGAAAGTTTCATTCGTTTGACAGACCGACAGAAATATATGACGCATTAGAATTTTGGGGTAAGGTAAGCGGTAAAATGCTTGTAGAATGGGGTTTAACTGAAGATGAAGTACCTGATGAAGCTCGTGAGTATGATGCAAACGTGTGGATGGTAGGTAATTATGTTATCAAAGCAGTATTAAATTATGACCCATTAGGTGAAAAACCATATGCAAAAACCTCATTTATTAAATGCCCAGGTGCATTTTGGGGTAAAGGCATACCAGAAATTATAGAAGATTTACAAAATGTATGTAATGCAGCAGCCCGTGCGTTAGTTAATAACATGGGTATATCAAGTGGGCCACAGGTTGAAGTCAACCTTGAAAGGATTCCACCAAACGAAGACATTACACAAATGCACCCATGGAAAATATGGCAGGTTACTAATGACCCACTAGGTTCTAGTGCTCCTGCAGTTAGGTTTAACCAACCTAATGATAATGCAAATACACTAATGGGTGTGTATGAAAGATTTGCTAAATTAGCTGATGACCATTCGGGTATACCATCTTATTTACAAGGCGACATAAACGTAAAAGGAGCAGGACGTACAGCGTCTGGTCTTTCTATGTTGATGGGGTCTGCAGGAAAAGGTATACGTCAAGTGGTTATGCACATAGATAGTGATGTTATAAAACGTGTTGTACATAGACAATTTGTGTATAATATGCGATATGATGAAGATGAGTCTATTAAAGGCGATGTAGAGATTCTACCAAAAGGTGCAATCAACCTCGCAGTAAAAGAAACAGTTAATCTTCGTAGAATAGAATTTCTTAACGCAACCGCCAATGAAATCGATATGGGTATCGTTGGTAAAGAAGGCCGTGCCTCGATACTTCGAGAAGTGGCTAAGAGTTTGCAAATGCCTGTGGATGAAATCGTTCCTTCTAGGGAGAAAGGAAGTTACCAGACTAGGATGGCTAAAGAGTTTGCGGCTGAACAAGCACAGCAATCTTCTACACCTACCCAGCCAGATGGTTCCCCTAAAGGAGGAATGGAAGCAAACACAGTTAGTAACCGTAACACTGGAGGTAAGTCTTGATTAGACCAGACCCAGAAGTTATTAAGGCTTTAGCCGTATTGGCACGCCAACACCCCCCAGCACTGGAATGGCTGAAGGGATGGTTAGACCATGAGTTAAAGCAGCTACCCAATGTTACTCAAAACGTGTCACTTGCACAGGGGCGGTGCCAAGTTTTGAAAGAAATATACACTTTAGTAAAAGAGTCCCCTGATAACGCAGCAAAGTCATGACGACAGCTGTTAATTAACGCATACCGTTAGGAGCGAAACATTATGTCATTACCAAAGCAAGTTCAAAAACAATCTGAGGATGTACAAGCGTTGTATAAAGAACTTAACAAAGAAACAGCGGAAGCAACTGTTGGTTTAGATTCAGGAGAAAAAGTGCCTGAAGAAAAACAAGCTGAAACTACCACTGAAGTACCTGTTGAGGAAGATACAACTGCAACTTCCGACAGTGTAGAAAAACAAGCAACTGAGTCTGAGGCTGAAGAGCACAGCACAGCAGACACAAAAGAAGAAAAAGATACATGGGAACAAAAGTATAAAACATTACAAGGCATGTATAATAAAGAAGTTCCGAGCTTAAGTGCTCAGAATCGACAATTAAACGGCCGTGTTTCTCAATTAGAAACTTTGTTAGGAGACCTTAACAAACAAGAAGAACCAGTACAGCAGGCACCAGTCGAGAAGTTAATTACGGAAGACGATGTTAAAGAGTACGGTGATTCTATTGATGTTATGCGTAGAGCAGCAAAGGAAGAAGTAGCAGGAGAATTGGCTCGTGTTAGACGACTGGAAGCGGAAATAGCTAAGTTGAAAGGCGTAGTACCACAAGTACAACAAGTCCAACAACAACAAAAAACTAGTTCCGAAAAACAGTTTTGGGATGCTTTAAACCATGAAGTACCTAATTGGAACGAAATTAATAGTGACCAAGACTTTCAGTCATGGTTGCTTGAGATTGACCCCCTTACAGGTATTACTCGCCAAACTTATTTAGAAGACGCACAGCGTAAACTAGATGTTAGTAGGGTAGTAAATTTCTTTAAAGCTTTTGGAAAAGATATAGGTAAAGATGATAATGCTCGTGGAAAAGGTTCTACGCAATCTGCAGAATTACAAAAACAAGTTGCCCCAGGACGAGGACGTGCTGGACAACCTGTAAGTAATGATGCTAGAACTTATGCACCGAAAGACATTGAAAAATTTTTTAAAGATGTTAGAACGGGTAAGTATAAGGGAAGAGATGATGAGCGTAACCGAATGGAACGTGACATTTTCGCTGCACAGCGAGAAGGTCGCATAGTTAATTAATAGTAAAAGGAGGCTATTATGGCTTTTGCAACATCTCCAGGTCATCCAACGTATACAGGAAACTTTATACCTGAAATTTGGTCTGGAAAATTAATTGAGAATTTCTATGATGCTACTGTGTTATCAGCAATCTCAAACACTGACTACGAAGGTGAAATTCGTAACATGGGTGATACGGTTAATATCCGTACAACTCCAGAAATCACCATTAAAACATACGTTAAAGGTCAAACTTTAGCGGTTGAAAACCCAGATAAACCAAAACTACAATTATTAATCGACAAAGGTGAATACTTCGCTTGTGTTGAAGATGATGTAGATGAGGTACAATCAGACATTGCAATGATGGACCAATGGTCTAAAGACGCTTCAGAGCGTATGAAGATTAAAATTGACCAACGTGTATTAACTGATTTGTTAACTGGTGTATCTGCTAGTAACAAAGGAACAGCAGCTGGAGCTATCTCTGGTAACATTGACCTTGGTGAAGCAGGTTCTCCAGAAGCACTTACTACTACAAATGTAATTGGTAAGATTGTTGATATGGGTACAGTTCTTGACGAAGCTAACTGTCCTGAACAGGGTCGTTTTTTATGTATCCCTGCTAAGATGGCTGGTTTAATCAAGCAATCAGACTTAAAAGATGCATCTATTACTGGTGACGGAAATTCACCATTAAGAAATGGTCGTTTAGGTATGATAGATAGATTTACAGTATATGTAAGTCATAACCTTTATAAGAACGGAAGTGAGTTTAGCGTTATCGCTGGTCACCAAATGGGGTTTACATTTGCGTCACAAATGACAAATATGGAAACAATTCGTTCAGAAACAACTTTCGGGAACATCATTAGAGGCCTACAAGTTTACGGTTATAAAGTCGTTAAACCTGAAGCTCTTGCTACAATGATTGTAACTGTATAACCATAGGAGACAATTAGATGGCAACATATACAGAAGCTACTGGCTTTAATAAAGGTTCTGCAGCACATCCTGCACAGGGCATTAATAAAGTTAGTCTTATCGAAGTAGACTTAAACTTTGCTACTATATCTGCCGACAGAGCAGCAGCTGGTCAAACAGCTATTGGTGGCGGTGATATACTAGAAGTAATGTCTATTCCAGCTAAAACTATGGTTCTTGCTGTAGGTTTAGATGTAACAACAGCTGAAGGTGCTACTTGCACAATCGATGTTGGTGATGGAGGAGACCCTGATGGGTTTCTTGATGGCGTAAATGCTAACACAGCAGCATCTTATGCAACATCATTAGTACTAGCTGAAGCTGCACCAAACACTGTGGCTGGCTATAGTAATGGTAAATACTATGCAGCAGCTGACACTATTGACGTAAAGACTGTAAATGCAGCAGATACTGCAGTTATGAGACTTTGGGCTATAGTAGTTGATTGTTCATAATGTAAACATACGGTCGGGGGGTAACTTTAACCCCCCGATTATTTAAATGGAGGTTAATATGGCGGGAAGATGGTTAAGAAACATAAAAGATGGTGAGATATATGGGTGGAATGAAATACTTGCAGACAGTCCATTAACTGAAGAAGTGACTGAAGAACAGGCTTTTCCAGAAAAATTTTTACCTAAGAAGGAAAAAGGTAGAAAAACTAAAGTTAAATTAAAAACAGAAGTAATTCCCGAAGATGAAAAAGCTGTTAACATAGAGTTAGCAGAAGAAGCAACTAAAGGTATAGATAAGAAAAAATGATTTTAAATGATGTCATTACTGAAGTTAGAAGAATATTACAGGATGAAAACTCACCTCAAAGGTATTCTGACACAGTGCTTTTAGGGTTTGCAAACCAAGCTTTAAAACGTGTTGCAGTAATTAGACCTGATTTATTTGCTTATATGGGTACAGTTGCATGTACACAAAATGAAGTATTGCAATCAACTCCAAGCGATTCTATAAGATTAATTGAAGTATTTTCTGTTCAAGGAGGTAATGGGGTAACGGAAGTTAATAGAGAAGTATTAGACCAGTCATACCCTCAATGGGTTTCTGATACTGCAGGTGCTTGTAAAAATTTTATGAGGCATGCTAGAAACCCAAATAAATTTTTTATATACCCTAAAGCTCCAGCTAATCAAACATTAGTTGTAGAGTATTCGCAATCTCCCCAAGTTTATGACGGCACAACGACAGTAGCTTTACTACCAGACGCTTTTTTACCAGCTGTTGTGGATGCTACAGTATTTTTAGCTGAGTCTATTGATAACGAACATGTTAATTCAGGTAGAGCAGAATTGTTTTTAAGGTCATTTACACAAGCATTAGGTGTTTCAGCTTCTAATAGAATATTTACAGACACAGAAGCAGGTGGGTTACAACCTGTTAACAGACAAAAGATTGAAGAGGACCTTACATAATGGCTGGAACTAGAACATTTATTGATATTGTGAATAGATTATTACCAAGTGTACCTGGGTGTCCAACACCTGTTGTAGAAAATTATGTTCGTGATGCAGCAATCGAAGCGTGTGAACGTACTCTAGCTTGGAGGTATGAACAACCACGAATACGTTTGGTTGTAGGTGCCCATGATTATGTTTATGAATGTCCGAGTGATGCTGAAGTACATGCATTTATTACTGCTACAGTAAATGACGAAATGTTAACACCTGTTACTTTGGATAAAATATATGAGTTATATCCTAAATGGCCTAACCAACCCACTACATCTAGAGCAAAACCTAGATATATTACACAGTTAGACCCAGACCATTTTTCAGTTGCACCTGTACCTGACGATACTGAGTCATATGATGTAAGAATGATTGTGTGTTTAAAACCATTAAGAACAGCAGATAGTATGGATAAGTCTGTTTTAGATGAATTAGAAAATGTTATTATGCATGGAGCACTACAGCATTTGTTGGTATTACCTGACAATAACTGGAGTGATAGAGAACTAGCTTCTTATCATGCAAAACAATTTGCATTTAAGTTATCAGAGCGTAGAGCTAGAGCTAATCTAGGTGCAGGGCGAGCATCTATAAGAATTAAAGGACAACCTTTTGGGTAGTGAAATATGGCAGATGTAATTAAATTAGTAAAAGGAGATGAGTTACCGTTAATTATATTAACTTTAACTGACGATGTAGCTAACACAGCACTAGATTTATCGGCTGGAACTACTTCGGTGTCTGTAAAATTTAGGGCTGTAGGTGGAACATCAGTGTTATCCACAATAAGTTGTGCAAAAACAACAGATGGTTCAGATGGTAAGATACAATTTAGTTTTGCAGGTGGTGTATTAGATGTTGATGAAGGTTCGTATGAAGGAGAGATTATAGTTAATTATAATGGTAGCTTACATACAGTATACGATTTGTTAAAATTTAGAGTAAGGAGTAGTTTCTAGTGGCTAATATAAGACTTACATCCGCTTTAGCAGCAACAGCCATATCATTTACAGTAAGTGTTAGTAGCATTTCTTCAGCTGTATCTGGTGAAACAGAAGTTGTTGCATCTTCAGCTTTAGGAACAAGGATATCATTTAGTCATGAATTAGTACCGACTAGAACTATGGTAGGTGTTTCGGTTAGTCTATCAGATGTAGTTAACTCAAAAAGTATTACACATCCATTAACAGAAATACCATCTATAACAGAAACCCCAGTTATAAATGTAAGTCAAGTTTCTACTGATTCATTTTCCGTATCAGATGCTCCAGTATTTAATCTTTCACAAGTTCTAGCTGATACAGCTACTATTTCAGCAACACCAAGTAAAATATTTCAGTCTGAGATTGATTTTGATTTATCTGATTCTGATATAGACCCAGACCCAGTTACTGTGTCTGATAGTCTTGTCGTTCAGTTTGAATATGATTTAGCAGATACACCATCTATAGCAGATTCGCCAGCATTAAATGTAACACCTGCAGGTAAATCAGATAGTGTTTCTATTTCAGATTCACCAGTGTTACAACCAAGTTTAGCACCAACAGATAGTGTTACGCCTGGGGACAGCGGTGGATTAGTAATCAATTACGTGTATACTGATGTAGATGACACTACATTAGGAGGACATTATTTTAACCAAACTCCAATTAATCCTGGAGGGTATGAATAGAGGATAAATTATGATAAGTGATTTAATAAAAATGAAAGGTAATTTAAAAATTACAGTCACCAATCCAAAAGGTAAAATTAAACAGGAAGTAGAAGTTCCTAATTTAGTTGTTACTACAGGGAAAAACTTTATTGCATCTAGAATGAAAGATGCTACTGCTACCGCTATGACACACATGGCTATTGGCACAGGCAGCACTTCAGCAGCAGCTGGGAATACAGCTCTTGGCAGTGAAGCAGGACGAGTAGCACTTACGTCTACAACTGTTACTGATAATGCTGTAGCTTACGTTGCGTCTTTTCCAGCAGGAACAGGCACTGGAGCAATAACTGAAGCAGGACTACTTAATGCAAGTTCAAGCGGAACTTTGCTATGTAGGACTGTGTTTTCTGTAATTAATAAAGCTTCTGGGGATACATTAGGTATTACTTGGACTGTAACTGTAAGTTAATAAAAGGAGATTTGTTTAATGACCGTTCTATTTAAAAACAATGCTCATTCGACATTAGCTTCTAGCATTACGGATTCTGCTACAAGTATTACTCTTGCTTCAGGTCATGGAGATGCTAGGTTTCCAGTTACAGCAAGCCCAAATTATTTTTACGCAACTCTCATTGATAATTCAAATAACTTAGAGGTTGTAAAATGTACTGCAAGGTCTAGTGATGTCCTTACAGTTGTTAGAGCTCAAGAAGGTACCTCGGCAAGAGCTTATTCTACAGGTGATAGAATAGAGCTTAGAATTACTGCACAAGGTTTAGAAGATTTAAATGGTACCCGAGCTAGTGAATATAAATCAGATTGGGGTAGTTCATCAGCCCCTATAACTCATACTGTAACTGTTGGAACTAAAACAGGTGCACACCCCTATACAGGCGTAGGTTCTAGTAATGCTTATTTTATAGACAACATAGAGTCGCCTGTTCTAGCGTTTGATGGTGCAGATACAGGTAAAACATACTACTACAGATTTGACCAATCAGATTCAAGTAACAGTGGACATCCATTATTATTTTATTTAAATGCTGCAAAAACTACAGCATATACAACCAATGTAGCAACAAACGGAACACCTGGTAGTGCTGGTGCGTACACACAGATTCAAGTAGATGAGTACACTCCAAACCTATTGTACTATCAATGTAGCAGTCATGCTCATATGGGTAATTACATACATCATATTTCTAATATGCACAATAGTAATGGCGTGTTGTTTAAAATGCCTACAGCAGATGGCTCTGCTGGGCAAATAATAAAAACTGACGGCTCTGGAGTATTAAGTTTTGTAGCAGCAGCAACAGCAACATACCCAACTGTTACAGGAGTAACTCCTTCAGCTACAGGTAATACTGCGGCTAACCTTGTTATTGCAGGAACAAATTTTGTTATAGGGTGTCATGTAGAATTTATAAATTCATCTGGGGTTATAACTCTACCAAATAGTATTACAAGAGATTCGGCAACACAGATTACAGTTAACGCAACTTTACCTACAGATGGCACATATTTTATTAGAGTTGAAAACCCTGATGGTTTAGCAGCTCGTAGCTCATCAGCAATTCTTACAGTATCTGATGCTCCTACATGGTCTACAAGTGCTGGAAGTCTTGGAAGTGTAGCAGCAGGAGATTCTGTCAGTTTAGATGTAGACGCTTCTTCAGATTCAACAGTAGCGTTTAGCGAAACAACAAGTGTGTTAACCAGTAATTCTGACACACCTGCAAGTACAATGAATTTAACTCTCAACTCGTCTACAGGAGCCATTACTGGCACAGCTCCTAGCCCAACAGGTGAAACAACTTATAACTTTACCCTACGAGCTACAGATGCAGAGGGTCAAACAGCAGATAGGGCATTTAGTATAACCATATCAGTAGGCATGAACAACACAGGACAATTCAACTAATGGCAGCAAATTCATATTTATCAAAAGCAACATCATCAGCTGGGAATCAAAAAACCTTTACAGTATCAGCATGGGTAAGACAATCTATGTTGGTATCAAATCCAAGACATATTGTAGGTAGTGATGTAGAAGATGATGGTGCAAACTATTGTCATTTTTCTATTGAAGCAGATGGCACATTAAAATTTTTAGCTTTAGCATCTTCTAGTATAATTGCAAATATAGTATCAATACCTAAGTTTATAGACACAACTGCATTTTACCATTTAGTATTAAGATGTGATACAACGCAAAGTACAGCAGCAGATAGAGTAAGAATATATGTTAATGGAAGTCAAGTTACTGCTTTAACTTATCACACTACTCCGAGTCAAAATGATGACTTAGGATTATTCAAAAGTGGAAGTGCTACTTTAATTGGTGCAAGACACCCAAGCACAAATCCACATTTTTTTGAAGGAGAAATGGGTATGGTTTGTATAGCAGATGGTGCTAGTTTAGCTCCTACAGTATTTGGAGAAACAGATAGTACAACTGGAATATGGAAACCCATACTTAGCCCAACCTTTACTGCTGGTACAAATGGAGCTATGTTAAAATTCGAGAACTCAGGAGCATTGGGAACTGATAGCAAAGGTTCAAATAACTTTACAGTTAATGGTAATCTAAAACAAAGCAATAGCACTGCTAGTAACAAGTTTCCAGCTTTAAACCCAAGAGGTACTCATGCAGATTATGATGGATCTAACTATAATCTTCATGCTGGACACACTGCATTAATGACAACAGGTGTAAACAGACCAGCTCCTATAGATATGTGTTTTCAAGGTGGTAAATGGTATTGGGAATGTAAGATTGAAAAAGCAAATATGTTCGCAACACTTGGTGTATATATGACTGACTTCTCATCTCCAAAAAGAATAGAGCAATTTAATGCTGACTTAGCTTTACAATCTGCTGCTAATGGTGGTAAACGAGCAGTTAGTTTTCTAACATCTGCTAGTTCATCACAAATTCAAAATGCTGGTAGCACAGTAACTTATGGTGCTAACTGTAGTGATGGAGATATTATTATGTTTGCTTTTGATTCAGCTACAGGCAAGGTATGGACAGGTAGAAATGGAACTTGGAATAACGCACCTGGAACATCTAATGTTGGCGACCCTGCTGCTGGTACTAATGATAGTGGTACAGTATTAACAAACACAGATAATGATTTAATGTCATTTTATATTAGTGGGCGAAACTCAGATGCAGCAAACAGACATATGTATATAAATTTTGGACATGGCTACTTTGGAACTACTGCAGTCGCATCAGCAAATGCAGATGGTAATGGTGAAGGAGCATTTGAGTATGCACCACCAACTGGATTCTTAGCTTTGTGTAGCAAAAACATTCAATCAGACGGAGGGTAATATGGCAACATTTACAAAAATAGCAAAACCATCAGCACACCATGACGAAGTATTATATGCAGGTAGTGCAAGTGAACAAACTATTACTGGTTTAGGATTTCAACCTGATTGGTTACATATAAAAAACAGAGTAGAAAATGCAAACGGATATCATAATATTTGTGATACTGTTAGAGGTCTTAGCAACAATTTATTTTTGAATGAAACAGATGGAACAAATAGTAGTAGTAGAGTAACTGCTGTTACCTCAGATGGATTTACTTTAGCTGGAGATTTATCTTACACTAATAAGGCATCTGCTGGGTTCATTGCACATTGTTTTAAACTAGCTGGTTCAACAACAAGTTCTACAGGAGTAGGTACAATAGATTCGAGTTATCGTGCAAACCAAGACTCAGGTATATCAGTGGTTACTTGGACAGGCACAGGTGCAAATGGCACTATAGCTCATGGTTTAGGTAAAGCACCTGACGCTATAATAATAAAAAGCACAGGACAAAGTGGCAATCATTGGATTTTGTATTTACATTCAGGCAATGCTGGTGGTAGCCCTGAAAATTCAGCAGCTAGTGA